AGAGCGTCGGGACCACGTCGGAGAGCTTCGTCGCGTAGTAGTCGCCCGCCTGCGTCGCCGCGTTCACGGCGAACGAGCTCGGCCGCCCGCCGCTCGCGGCGCTTGCTTTCGCCAGTGCGTCCGCCGTCGCCCGCTCGCCCTCGCGCAGATACGTCTTTTTGTAGCTGCTGTACTGCGGATCCGTCTCCTTGCTCCACGAGAACGGATCTCGCTTGAGCGCCGCGTCCAAAAGCTCCTGCTGCTTCTGCTGGAAGCGGTTTTCGTAGCTCGGCGCGCTGTCGTATGTAAACGGCTTGAACGAGCCGATCTTGTCGAGCGCCTCGTCGATCTTCGGCGCGTACTTTCCGTCGCTCACGTACTGGCTGCCATCCGCGCCGGCAGTGTAATTGCCGTAGCTGCTGCGTAGCTGGTTTGCCTTGGCGTTGATGAGCGCGCGCTGCTCCGCCGTCGTCGCGCCCGCGTACTGCTTCTTGAGGTCGAGCACGCTCATGCCGAACTCGGGGTACTTTTTCGCAAGGTCGAGATCGTACTGCGAAAAATTCACATTGCTGCCGCTCGCCGCCTTTTGAAAGTCATCGTATGTATACGCCATTTTCTTCTCCTCTCTCCTTTTATGGAAAAATGCCTCGCAGAGTTTGCCGCCGCAGCGGCAAATCCGTGGGATTCGTTTTTCGCCGCGACATGTGCGTGGCGAAAAACACCTCTCGGCCTTCAAACGTGCGAGCACAGCGAGTGCGCTGCGGAAGGCCGCTCTTTTCTCAAATTGAAGCGCACGCTTCAATTTGAAGGCTTACTGTGGCCCGCGCGTGCTCTTGAGCTCGCTGCCCGCGTAATACTCGCGGTTCATCGAATAGACGCGGCACTCGCCCTTGCCTTCGATGCGGATGCGGTAATGGTCCGCGCGCCGCGGCACGATGGGCAGGTAATAGCTGCGCTTTCGCTCCGGTTTCAGCGTTTGCCCGGCCTGCACCCACTTCCCGTCGGAATCAAACTGCATCAGCACCTTTGCTTCGGCCCCCGCCGCGACCTCGATGCGCACCCACAGCTTGGCGATGCTCTTCTTCACGCCGTCGTAGCTCGTACTTTGGCTCGAGCCCTTTTCCGTGAAGTCGCCCGTCTCGGCGAACCATGTGAAGTCTTCCTCGTCCGTGCAGCCCTCCGGCGCGTCGAGGATGTTGCCCGTCAGCGCGATTTCGCCCTCCGCCGTCAGGAAATAGGTGTTCCCCTGATAACGGCAGAAATGCGTCGCGTGCGTCTTGTCCTCGATGTGCCACATGCCCTTGCGCGTGTCGTAGACGTAGATCTTCCACTCCCCCGCCTCGTCCTGCGCACTCAGATAATACTTGAGGCCATCGCTCCCCGCGCGTCCGTTCCGCAGCCTCGTCATGCCGAAGGCGTCGTGCAGGCTTTGCGGGATGCCGCCCGAGTAGATCATCACGCCCGAGGACGAGAGGTACAGCAGCCGCTCGCCCGCGATGGCGAGGCTCCCGCCGCTGCCCTTGGCGACGCCCAGCGTGGCCGAGCCCATCACCTCAAAGTTGGACGGAATGCTGCCGTACACCTTGTAGATGTGGTCCTCCTTAAAGAACACCGGATAGCCGAGGAAACTCACGCACCCCGTAAAGTCGCCCGCACTGCCCGTGTCCACGGCGTAGCTGTCGGTCTCAAGGCCCTCGAACACGTTCCAGTTGAAGGGATCGCCGAGCTTGCTTGCGTAGATCGTGCGCCCGTCGCAGCCCCACAGCCGGTTTTCGTTCTCACACAGGTATTCTAAGTCCGGCACCGTGCGTCGAACCGTCAAGTTTCCTGTCTCGGTGTATTCTGTCGTGCCGTTGTCGCCGTCCAGCTTGAAGACGTTTTCGTAGAAATACATCTTGTCGCCGTCGATCTCGCGGATCACCGGCGTCTTGTTGTTCTCCGTGTGCTTCGTGCAGCCGGAGATCGTCACCGCGTCACCCGCCTTGAAGTAGTCGCTCCATGCGACGCCGCTGCACTGAATGGTGTTCGCCTCCGCGGCCTCTTCATAGAGCTTGCCGTTCGTGAACGTCAGGCTATTGCCGCTCCACGCGCTTTCAAGGCTGCCGAACTCGCCGGAAACCGTGTTGTAATACGCCTTGTCCGGCAGGATGATGATGTAGGCCCCGATGGCGGCGAAGCGCTTCTCGCCCGCCGTCACCGTCCCCTTCTTCTCGCCTCCGTAGTAGAAGCCCGTTCCGTCCACCCACGCCAGCGCATCCCACGCGAAAAGCCCGCCCGGATTGACAAGATTCTTGTAAATTTTGCGCTTTGCGCGCGTCGAAAGTACAGGATAGTAGTCGCTCGTCAGGTTTTGCATGTCCCACAGCCCGCCGTCCCCTGCACCCAGGTTGTGGTCAAGGCCGTAGAATTGCAGCTGCCCGCGCTTGCCGATGCCGTCGGCATACGGGACCTCCGGCAGCTTCATTTGGCCTCACCGGCCTTTTTCGGCTCTGCCGCCTGCTTGTCCTGCGCGTTGCCCTGCGTCGGCTCTTCTGCCGCATCGCAGATCGTCACGATATTGCGAAGCGACTGGCGCACTGCTGCCACCACATCGACGGCATCGCCGTTGACGTTCAAAATGCCGATCAGGCGCATCGCGTGCGCCGCTTCCTGCTTGATCTTCTCGTTCATGCTGATTCCTCCAATCGTTTCAGCCGTTCTTCCTGCTCGCGCACCTTCGCCCACAGGATCGGAATGAATTCGCTGTACCGCAGAAAATAGGTCTCGCTGCCGTCCTCGCGTTTGGCAGCGGCCCAGCCCGCGAATTCCTTCGATTCAATGCCGCACGCGCGCATGGCGTCCTCTACCTCCTGCGCAATGAATCCGGTGTGGAAGCGCCCGCTCGTGCCGCTGTTCAGCTTGTAGCGCTTCGGCTCGACGAGCTCAAACATGCGCACGTACTTCTCCGGCAGCGCCTCAATGCTGTTCTTGATGTTTCGGTCGGACCCGTTCAGCTCGTTCGTGCTGCAATAAATCGCGCTCCAAACGAAATTCGGGCTGCCGAGATCGTAAACGTTATCCGCATTCGGTATGACGCCTCCCTTGATCTGCACTTCTTCGGAATTTCCATCCACCTCAATAGAGGCGTGATACTTGTTTCTCCGGTCCCACCCAGAGGCGATAAACAGGCTGCCGTCTTCCGCAAACAGCTCCATTGCGCTGGAACTGATGTCGAGCTTGTAGTCGGATGATGAAGCATAGGTCGTTTGTATTGTGCCGCATTCGTTGTCGTCATCGTCTACGACGCTGATGCTTCCGCCGCGTAGCTTTGTCGCTGTCAGCGTGCCATAGATGTTCACCGCGTCCACGCACAGGTCGATGGATCCCGTGCTCGCCACCTGCACACCGTTGTAATTGAGCTTGAAGATCGTGCCGTTCTCGCCACTCGTCGCGCCCAGCGTGAAGCCGGTCGCGCTCTGGTCGAAGATGCTCTGTGCCTGCGTCGCGTCGATCTTGGTGCTCACCGTCGCGCGGATGCCGTTCACGTCCGCCGTCAGGTTCGTCACGCTGCCGTTTAGGTTCGAAATGCTCGCCGAAAGTCCCTGTGCCGTCGCTTGCAGCTGCGTGATATCCCCCTCGGCGTCGCCGATGCGCGCTGCCAGCCCCTCGGCCACAAGCGCGACCTGCGTGATGTTCCCCTCCGCGTCCTTGATCTCTCCGTAGATGGGATCGGTGATCTGCTTGACGAACTCGTCCGTCGCCGTCTTGTTCATGTTGGAAAGGTCTAAGTTGTGCAGCGTGTAGCGCAGCTGCTCGACGAGCATGAAGAGGTAGTCCTGCATCGTCTCGACCTTGTCATTCACGCTCTCCTTCTGCGTGAACGACGGGAAATTCGTGTCGATGTATAGCCAGTTGGAAGGCATACTTCCTCCCCTCCTTTCTTCTCGGTCGGGAGAGCTGCACGCCCTCCCGCCCCGTGTTTCACTTCATCGTCGCGAGCTTCCGGACGAGGTCATCGCCGTACTGATACGCCGAGATGTAATCCATCGTGCCGTCCGTCAACCCCGCGCGCTTCTGAAGCTGCGCGCGGTAATCGGGCGCCGTCAGCTTGCCGTGGAATTCCTTTTCCCACTTGCCCGCATTCTCTCTGCCGGACCAGTACGCAGGGCACAGCTTGCCCGTCACGTCGAAATGGCGGATGACATTGTTCGCGGGGATGTTGTACTTCTTCATCAGAGCTTTCGTCAGCTCAAGTGCCTGCGCGACGGTCTTCGCGCCCGGCGCGTATACGCCGTTCCTCACCGTGTCACACAGCTCAATGCTGATGCTGTTGGCGTTCTTACACTTGCCGTACATCGTCCCGCCGCCGGTCTGCGCGCAGCTTGGATACTTGTTGCCGCCGACCGCCCACGCAACGCGCAGATCGTCCACGCTCTGTACGATCTCCTTCTCGTCGACGAAGTAGTGCGCGCTGGTCTTCACGACGTTCGATGCGTAGTATTTGGCGTTGTTCATCGCCGTGTCGCCGTCGTTGCCGGTGTAGTGGATGACGATGTAGCGGATACCGCTCGCCGCGCGCGTCCCGCCGACGTTCCCGGCGTTGGCCGGATATTTGCGGATATTCATGCGCTTATTCCCCCTTCGCGCTGCCCGCGGCGTTCTGCGTGCCGAAGTAGAACGCGATCACCATGAGGTACACGGTGTTAAACTCCTGCGTGACCGCGCCGCGCACTGTCAGGATGCAGAAGGTCGCCGTCAGCGCGATCGTCACAAGGCTCTTCACGCTGAGAAGGTTCGCAATTCTTTTGTTCAGTAATTCATTCATAAAACCGTATCGTCCTTTCTGAAAATCTTGATGCCTGCCACCACAACGAGCTCTGTTGTCCATGCCTTAAACCAGCGTTCCGTCAGCACGTCGGGCGGCGGAACACCGAGCGCCGTCATGGTAAGCGAGGCGACGGTGTACCACGTCAGGCTGAAAATGGCGATGGATATGTACTTGTCCCGCTTTTTCATCTTGTCCCAGCGGGCTTTCAGCGCTTTCATGCCGCCGCCCCGTTATCGAGGATGGAGTGAATTCCCCGCTCGGCCAAAAATTCTTTTTGCTTGTGCTTCACTTCGGCGGCGTAGTCCAGTGCGGCGTGCATGTCCCCGTTACAGTGCGCGTCCGGAATACGCTGCATCGCCTTCGCCGTCGCCTCGCCCAGCGCAATGGCGGCCCAGCTGCCCTCGATGAGCTTGAGCATCAGCTGCTCCTGCATCTTCTGCTGCTCGGCAGCCTTTTCGCGCTCCTTCTTGTCGCGTCGGCGGTCGCGGGCGGCGATGGCCTCGATAAGTGCCACCACCACCGCCGCTGCGGCGGAAATCAACGCCGCCGTCATACCGTCGCCTCCTTAAAATACTGTCCCAGCAGCTCGTGCGGCAGATACTGCAAGACGATCTTCCCGCCCGCGGCCTCGCCGATACGCTCGCACAGGTACAGCTTAGTGTCCTCGGGGTCTTTGTAATAAAGACCATAGGTGTACTCCATACCACGAGCGGCCGGAATCGGGTCATCTTGCGTGCCCGCGTGGTCGACGTTGATGATCGTCCACACGGCAGGGGTGGAGTGCGGCGGCCAGTTATCTTGCGTGGTGTGGCCCTGACCTTTGTTGACGCGGTAGACGTGCAGCACGCCGCTTTCGTCCGTATCGCTGCGGCGGTCGCCGGGTTTGACGGTCTCGCCGATGTGATCCGCCCAGCGTGGGAACAGCTCGGGCGACTTCGCCGCCTCGCCGTCAGAGAGCGACGCGCTGGCCTGCTCGATGACCGGGCGCAGTTCTTCGGCGCGCGCCATGGTCACGACCTCGCCCGTGAGGGCGACCACCGCGCCGACGGCGCTCTCCGCCTCCGTGGGCTTGCCCATCTTAATGCTGACCGTGCCGTCGCGGTGGTCGGTGATGTCACCGCTGAGACTGTACTCGCTCATGTCACGCTCGTGGTCGACGGTCTGCCCCGTGGGCGCGCCGCTCTCGTCCAGCACGTCCTCGCGCTCAATGAGCGACCACGGCGCATTGCTTGGCAGCAGCGCGGCGATCTCCGCCGCGCTTGCCTTGATCGTCACCGTGCAGGTGGGGCGTCCCCACGCGCTGTCGCGGTAGTGTTCCGCCGCCTCGCACGGCGTTTCGGTGTTGTTTGCTTTTAAAAAAGTGCTCATGTGTGCTCCTTTCTCATAGTGGTGTGGCGTTCGCTTGCAGGAACGCCAAGAGCTCGCCGGTTGGTGGTTTGTCAAAAGTAATGGTTTTGATAGATAGCTGAATTTGCCTATATACAGAAACCCGCCAGAAATGGCGGGTTTCTTCTATTTTGCAAAGGAGTTGGTACTTATGAAAGACATCACGGAATTCAAGGCGTGGTTCAACAACGAAATCAGCCAATACCCGTTGATTGCAAAGAGCAATCCGCTCTCGCTGAATGAGCTTTGTTATGTTCTTCGGCAGAGCGGCAGAGACTTCTCTGTCGGCTGGCCCACCGATACCGGGTACGGCACTGTGCCGTCGATTCAGAATTGCTTTATCCCGTCAAGAGACCTGAAAAGAAAGGTCATGCTGACGGACTTCTACCCCGTCGAACCCGACGATTGCTGCGATGACACATTTCTGGGCGACATCAGGGTTGATGTGATTCCTGAGCAGCTTGTGTTCGGCAGCCCCATTGAAAAGGCTCTTGAAGATTGGGGGCATGAACTCACAGAAATTCACACCCTGCTCGGCTGTTGCGAGCTGTTGGCAGGCATGGCAGAGGAGGCAGCGGAGCTGTCCCAAGCGGCGCTGAAACTGCGCAGGACGATAGACAAGAGCAACCCCACGCCAGTGAGCACAAGCGAGGCATCGCACAGGCTGAACGAGGAGTTCGCCGACGTTGTTCTTTGTGCGGCAGCGCTGGGACTTGACCGTGAAGAAGTTGAGCGGTTTATCAGAGAGAAAGCCGCTCGGTGGTCCATGAGATTGGAGGTCGATGATTAAAAATGAGCGACGTAATTTTCAGAAGATTCGTCCCTATCGGAACTTCGGACGACATGGATAAATTCACCGCCTTGCTGGTGGAGAAAAACATAACCCGAGATGACTTGCTGCTGATACTCCGGTCGGTCAAGTTAAATTCGGGTGAGGAGGTGAACCGAGATGGCGAACAGAATGGATAAGTGGCTGCACCACACGTTTTCTTCCGGTTGTGAAACCGGGAGCGACTACGACGCTTTCCAACGGGAGGCAAGAGCAGACCTGCGGAAACAGGCAAAGGCGGCGGGGTTTGCGCTGCACAGATTCCTCCCCGGACACTATGAGTTTTCAGCAGTGCTGCGGGACGAGACAACCGGCGAGTTCGTCTACGTTGCCATCAGCGATGTGCGGTTTTGCTCGTCCGAGTGGTATCACCACGTTTTGTACCGCACGATGGCGCATGACAAAGACTGGACGGGCGGCTACAACTGCTGGTGCAGCTGGCCGGAACTCGGTGAGGCCCTTTCCAAAATGCGAATGAGGAGGTGCGGGTGATATGTATAACTGCATAAAAGATACCTACACCTGCGACCTATGCGGGTTTGAGATGGAATGGGACGCCAGTGATCTTGTTCACGGCGAGATGTGGGGCTGCGAAAAATGCGGAGACACATTTTGCTCCAAGTGCTTCATAGACCGGCACGGGCGAAAAGAGTACATGAAGATGATGCAGGACAGTGATTTGATATATTGTCCGGCCTGTTACGAGGAGGTGCAGAAGAATGATTAAAGGCATGACGATTAACGACGCCACCCACAAATGGGTCAGCGAGTTCAACGCTATCCCGCAGAGCATGATTGAACGGCTCATGCGGGCGGCTCCCGATGAGTGGGAGGAACTCACCCTCCCTCGCGCCGGCAGCAGAGTTCATGTTTTTGACCTGCCTGACAGCTGCGACACGCTGGAACACCTCGGCGAAATCGTGGCGTATGCCGCAGACCTCGACAAGTACCGGGTGGATCTGGACGGCGGCCCGTCCATTCTCGTGGAGCCTGACAATTTGGAAGTCGTGGACGAAGCCCTGCTCCCAATGTGGGGTACGATGTGGAGTTTCGGCGATTCCTGCGACGACTACTGGCTTGAATATGCGGACGGCGTTCAGGTGATGTCCGACTGCGGGTTCCGTGTTTACCAGCACGAGGAGTGGGGCTTTTTCTTCGGTATTGACGGCGCAGGGTACGACTTTTACAGCGAGCACTGGATTCCGCTCTACAAAAGGCGCGGATTGCAGTGGCACGACCCCGCCGCAGAAAAAGCTGAGGAAATGCGCAACAAGGGCTACCGGATTGCGAAGCTCGGCGGCAGAAACGTGTGGGTCGATAAGAACGGCAACTTTGTTGAGGAGGCCGTGGCTGAGTGTGCGACCTGCCGATGGCGTAAGTGCCACCAGAAATGCACCTGCTGTCGCAGGAATGGCAGTTTGAAAGATTGCTACGAGGAGGTGTGATTGATGAACCGCAACACGGCTGACCGCATTATCGTCACGAGCAACGCTCGCATGGAGCGGGTTCTGGATTGGTATTTCGACAACTTCAAATGGCTTGACCGTGAGAAGTTTCTGGCTCCGATGGAATCGGGTGTGGTAGAGCTTTGCGAGGAACAAATTGAATTCACGTTCGAGAGCAAGGGTAGCTGGGTGGAGATGGCGGTCTACATCACTGTGAAGCCGAACCTCCCGCCGGTTGTGATGTTCGACTACGACCCCGCCACGACGGAAATCAGGAACCGCCGTATCGCCCCGATGGGCAGTCAGCCGGTTGTGGATCAGGAACTGCTCAGTGTGCTCCTCTCGATGGATGACACGTGCAGGAAAGAGGCTCGGAAGTACCATGCGCTCATGCTGTTCATGGCCTACTACCGGGAGGAGGTCAAAGTTGAGCAGCGAGTTGAGCGCCGCCCCGCCAAGCACAAGAAGAAAAAGCGCACGGCACAGGTGCGGCAGCCGCTCATTCGCCGCATTTACACCGTGACTGACTTCGACAGCACGGCGCTGGTAAAGCCCGAACAGGCTAAGCGCGGCTACACCAAGCCCGACCATGAGGTCAACGTCCGAGGCCACCTGCGCCGGTACAAGTCCGGCAAGGTGGTTTGGGTCAAGCCCTCGGTCAAGTATAAGGGCAAGACTGCCCACCACAAAGAATACGAATTATGACAGGAGGAACCAAAATGAAAGCAACTGGACAAATCCGTCGGATTGATGACCTCGGCAGGGTTGTCGTTCCGAAAGAGGTTCGTGTGAATCTCGGCATTCGCGATGGCGATGCGTTTGAGATTTTCACCACGGAGGACCGGAGAGGCGTGGTCTTCCAGAAGTACAGTTTTGACACGCCGGTAGCGCAGGCTCTGAAAAGCCTGCGCGTGGCGGTTGAAGACAGCGAGCTGTCCTGCCGCAAGGAGTTTTTGCAGAGCATCACCAAGCTTGAAGCCCGACTGAAATTGGAGGAAGATGAGTAATGGAGTTTTTGAAGTTTATCTTTTCCAGCCCGTGGATTTGGCTTGGCTTTCTGATTCTGGTCTGCTGTGTTCTGAAATACATGGTGGATCTGGTGAGCGCTCTCCGCGCAAAGCGGAAAGTTCACACATTCAAGACAAGCGACGGCAGCTGGCAGGTGCTTGTTGAGAACGCTACGCACAATGACGTTGAGGCCGCGATGGTTCGGCAAGAATTGCGTGAACATCTGCGTGAGCAGTTGAAAGATAAGGAGGTAGACCAAAATGATTAAAAACTTTGAGCCGCAGCCCTACGACGGGCTAAATCCGCTGCCGAGTTATGTAACGAATGTCTCATCGTTCACACTGACTGGCTCGGTTCCGGGCGGCTATGAAATTACCCTCGCAAAGCTGACGGTTGGCGAATCGGTGAGCGCGGGCAACCCGCTCTCCCATGCCCTGTTTGAGAGCTTTGACGACCACGGGCGCAGAATGAAAGCCACCAGAACCCGCGTGAGCGGGTTTGACCGCGAGTTTGTTGCGGTCAAGAGCGCGATGTCTGGGTGTGGCTTTGCGTTCCACCCCGCTCTGCCGGGGGCTTGTGAGACGATACTTTACGCGCTTGGGGAGTTTTTTCAGGCGCAGAACCCTGAGATAGCGGAGGTGGCCGTCGTGTCACAAAGCTGTCATTGACCAGTCATATAGGAGAGTGATAAAATGATACCGTCGGATTTTATAATTACACACGCGCCCATGCACCTGCACTTGGAGATTTTGAAGAAGTGCAACTTCTTCTGGCTCCGAGACATCCGCAACGTGGACATATCGCAGTGCTGCGCAAAATGCTTCATCGGCGACAAGGACAACCGCGTCTATTACGGAACGCTGCACAAGTCCAACGCCGTCGTTGACATTATCGTCAAGCAGCACCCACACGCCAAAGCATACTACCTTTGCGGTTTGAGCGACGGCTTTGTGTGGGAGCTGAACACCCATGTGGCATTCGTGCCTGACAGCAATTCCGAAGTCAGGATTGAGAACGACAGAATCAAGCTGCACATCACGAATGCCCGCCGCATCCACTTCTGGGACTATGTGCCGAACCCTCCGGGGAATTACACCAAAGAGCAGCGGTCTTGCCGCAACTGGATATTCGCAAACTACCTAAAGGATGGGATGCCGTTATGATCGTTAGCGCAAGCAGGCGGACTGACATCCCGGCACTGTTCTCCGAGTGGTTTTACAACCGTGTTGGGAAAGGATTTGTCCTCCTTAGAAACCCATACAACCCTCTACAAGTCGGGCGTGTTTCACTCACGCCCGACAAAGTAGACGGGTTCGTTTTTTGGACCAAGAATGCCGCGCCTATGCTCAACAGGATTCACGAGCTGGACGCATTCAAATATTATTTCCAGTACACCATCACGCCTTACGGTCGGGATGTCGAGAAGAACATCCCCGACAAGCATGAGGTCGTGATACCGGCGTTCAAGAAAATCGGAGCCGATAAAGCCATCTGGCGATATGACCCGGTGTTCTTGAATGACCGCTACACTTGGGACTACCACATTCGGGCGTTCACGAAAATCGCGGAGGAATTGGAGGGCTACACCTCAAAGGCCGTTATGAGTTTCGTGGATTCGTACCGCACGGTAGACCTCAGACCGCTGAATATCCAGCCGCTCACAACTGAGCAGCAGACGGAGCTGGCGCAGCAGCTATCCGAGATAGCCGCCCGGCACGGGATTGTCCTCTCCTCCTGCGCGGAGGAGCTGGGGCTGCCCCATTCCAGCTGTGTAGACGGCAAGATGTTCGGCGTTGATAAACCGAAAGACCGCAATCAGCGCGGGCTGTGCCAGTGCGTTGAGAGCGTCGATATTGGCGCATACAGCACCTGCCGCAACGGTTGCGCCTACTGCTACGCAAACCACTACGGCTACGTTCAGGACCCGCCTGACGCGGACTGTGACCTGCTTGGGCCTCCGCTGAACGGCAACGAAAAAATCAAGCAAAGGAATTGATACCATGATTGAGAAAGTAAACCCGTCCCACCCGGACAAAATCGCCGACAGGATTGCCGGCGCTATCGTGGACTTGGCCTATCAGGTTCAGGATGACCCCAAGGTCGCAGTTGAAGTCCTCATCGGGCATGGCGTGTGCCATGCCATCGTCGAGACCTCCGCTCCCATGCTCCGGCCAGAGGTGCTGAGGGCGATCCATAACGCCATCCACCGCATCGCGGGGTTTGTGCAAATCGACCTCTGCATTGTTCCGCAGGACGCCCACCTCGCTGATAACCAGCAGGCTGGTTTCCGCTGCGGCGACAATGGCATCTTCAAGGGAATGCCGCTGACCGAGGAGCAGAAGACGCTCTCCCGCGTCGCCCGCGACATCTACCAGAAGTACCCCTGCGACGGAAAATACATTCTGAGCGGGGATAAGCTCATCATTTGCCAGAGCAACGCTGCAAGGGCTGACATCGAGCGGCTGTACCCCACCGCAGAAATCAACCCGCTCGGCGATTGGACCGGTGGCACAGATGTGGACACCGGCGCCACCAACCGTAAGCTCGGTTCCGACATGGCTGATTCCGTGACCGGAGGCGGGCTGCACGGCAAGGACCTGTCCAAAGCCGATGTGTCCGTCAACATCTACGCTTTCCTCAAAGCGCAGGAAACCGGCAAGCCGGTTGAGCTGTGCTGCGCCATTGGAGACGACGAGATTGACGGAAAGCCCTACCACGAAATCGTGGAAATCGCCCGCAAGTTCATCAAGGACGCGGGAGGCTTCGAGGCGTTCGCCGAGTGGGGCCTGTTCTAAAACCTAATACAGTAAAACATGGGAGCTGTACGAGTGTGTGCAGCTCCCTTTTTTATGCTCAGTTACAAGGAGGACGAAACATGGAGATTGTCTACAAGAGGGTTGACGACCTCATTGAGTATGAGGGAAACGCCCGACGGAATGACGCGGGCGTGGCAAAAGTCGCCGAGAGTATCCGTGAGTTTGGGTTCCTGAACCCTATCACGATTGACCCGAACAACGTCATAATCGCAGGGCACACCCGCCTGAAAGCCGCCAAGCAGCTGGGGATGGAGGAAGTACCCTGCATCGTTCAGAATCTGTCCGAGGAGGACGCAAAGCTGGCTCGTATCATCGACAACAAGAGCCACGAGTATTCTACGTGGGATGTCGGCAAGCTGCATCAGGAGCTGAACGGCATCGGCCTTGACTTCAAGACCACGTTCTTTACCCCGAACCGTGACCGCAAGTTCTTCAAGGACAACAAGTTCCTCATTTTTGGCAACAACGAGCTGCCTATCACCGAGGACGAGTACGCCCGCCTGAAAGCGGTTTACGATGACTACATCAGCAAAAATAAGACCTATCTGGGCTTTGTCATGTTCCTGACGGGAGGTGAGGCAGAATGAATATCAGAGAAATTTCCGTCTCTCGACTGAGAGATTACGAAAACAACCCGCGCAACAACGACCTCGCGGTTGAAAAGGTCAAGTACAGTATCGAGCGGTTCGGTTTCCTGTTCCCTGTTGTTGTGGACATGAACTACACTATCGTTGCCGGCCACACTCGTGTGCGCGCCTGCCGTGAGATGGGTATTCAGACCGTCCCCTGCATCGTAGCGGACGAGCTGACTGACGAGCAGATCAACCTGTTCCGTCTGGTGGACAACAAGACCAGCGAATACAGCGATTGGGACTTCGAGAAGCTCAAGGAGGAACTCTCCCTCGTTGACCTGACGCTCGATGAAAACCAGCTCTTGCTGGAACGCTTTGAGCTGACCACAGAGGTGTTCGACATCGAGCCTGAGCAGGCCGAAATCAAAATCCCCGCTTTCAACTTTATGGGTGTCAACGACAGACCCAAGCCCAAGAAGCCTACCGTCCATACCATCGACAGCAACTCTATCATTGGAGAGGAAAATGATGCAGTTGAGGACAAGGATGATGGAATTGGCTCTGCACCGGAGGTTTCGTATTACGAGCCTGTGATCCATGCCGACGCCCCTGCTCCCGCTCCTGCGCCTGCCGACAGCCCCGCCGCTCCTGTTGCGGAGAGTGCGGTTCCTGCTGCTGATGATGGTGAGCCTAAGAAAAAGGAATCTAAGGCGGTCCTGCCGTTCTGCCAGTTCCGCTTTGGCGATGTGTCGTTCTTCATCTCTCAGGTGGAGCTTGACCGCATGAACGCCAAGTATCAGGAGTACATTGATTCCGGTGCAATCTTGAGCGGCAGCTTTGCCGATTATCTTCTGAAAGGAGTGGAGAACCGTGATTGATTTCGTAGAGAAAGTGCCTATCGGGGAGGTCACGGGGTCTGAGTACAACCCCCGCTCCATTACCCCGGAGGCGTTAGAGGCATTGCAGCACAGCATTCGCCGTTTCGGTATGGTAAAGCCGCTCATCGTCAACGCCACCAATAACGTGATTACCGCCGGCCACCAGCGAAAGAAAGCTGCGACGGCGATTGGGCTGGAATATCTGCCGTGCATCAGAATCAACAGCCCGAATTTGCAGGACGAGATCCTGTTCAACCTCATGCACAACTCCATCGAGACGAGCAAGACTTCTGTTCGCCTTGAGGAGTTCACAGTGGGCGGCTACCATTACTGCCCGTCCGACAAGGTACACATCGAGAGCGAGCCGAAGAATGTGCTTATCTGCTCCGAAATCACGAAGCTGATGTCCCGCTACGGCGAATGGGGCAGCGTCGTGACCGACGGGGATGGAAACGTCATTCTTAACGCCGAATACGCCTACTGCTCCAAGAAGCTGGGCTACGGCGTTCTGAGCTACGCCATTCCGAACGAGGACGTTGCCGAGTTCCTTGAGTGCATGGGCATCGAGTACGGCAAGTACAACTTCGACAACCTCGGTGTTAAGACCTACCACCAGTTCTTAGCGCAGCCTAAGCGCCTGAGTACCGATGGCCGGCAGTCCAACGCCTCTGTCCTGTACGAGAAGTATGTCATCCCCCGCTTGCAGAAGTCTGACAGCCTTATCGACATCGGCGCGGGACGCATGGCTTACCCGAAGATGCTCAAGTCTAAGGGCTACAATATCCACGCCTACGAGCCGTCCCTGATGGTGAAAGGCGCGAACAAGCTGGATATGAAAGGGATCATCGCCAATATCCTCAACGCCGAGAAGCAGGTCAAGGCTCACGGGCTGTTTGACTACTGCGTGTTGGAGGCGGTTATCAACTCTGTGGTGGACGATGAGTTTGAAAAGGCCGTGCTTACGACCTGCAACGCCGTCCTGAAATCCACAGGTACGCTGATTACCTGCACCCGCAACCTTGCCTACGTCGAAAAGGCATACGACAAGACGAAGCTGTCTGCCGGAGCGGGCGACTGTCTCTGGTATCTGGACGACAAGAATTACACCCTCGGCGTGACAAACGGCATCGTTTTCAAGCAGAAGTTCCACACCCGTGAGAGCTTTGTCGCCCTCCTCGAAAACTACTTCGACAGTGTAGCGGTACTCGCCTGCAACGCTGGCTACATCTACTGCGCCTGCTCGCTACCCAAGCAGTTGCCGACGGAAGTTTACGAGGAGTATCTGGAAAAAGAGCTGAACATCGAGTACCCCGGCGGCTTCAAGCATAACAAGCACGGCGGTCTGATGCACGAGCTGCTCGAAAAGGTAGCGGAGAGGTATGTCTGATGCCAAGCGTCAGAGAAAGGACTTGTTTGAACAGTGGGTAGAAGCCGGTGAGGTAGAAAACAATCTCGCCATCATCCAGTCTCTGTCTATGCAGGGCAAGTCTATGGAGGAGATTGCCGACGTATTCGACATCACACGACGGACACTACAAAAACTCCAAAAGGAGCACCCCGCTTTGGAAAAGGCAATCAAAGCGGGGCGCCTGTCTGTTGTGGCGATGTGCCAAAACAAGTTAATGGAGCGGGTGTCCAGTGGCGACACGACCGCTATCATTTATGCGCTCAAAGTCTACGGCGGTGATTTCTTTAACGACCGAAAAGCGGTCGAGGCGAAGATAACCGGCACGCCGGTTTCTGTTCAGCCGCAAGTTCAGATCTACCTGCCTGAGAGAGATTCGGAGGTAGGTGACGCACGTGAGAAAAAAGACGGAAAAAACAAGTAACAAACCAATCATTATTCGGCCTCAGCAGGGCAAGCAGGAGATGTTTCTGCGCTCTCCCGCTGACATTTGCATTTACGGCGGCGCAGCTGGCGGCGGCAAGACTTACGCCCTCCTGCTTGAGTGTCTGAGACACATCGACAACAAGCTGTTCGAGGCTGTAATCTTCCGACAGTCCCGTCCGCAAATTATGAGCGCCGGTGGTCTTTATGCCACGAGCCAAGAAATATACCCGCATTTGGGTGCGACCAGCGTTCTTACGCCGAACGTCCAGTGGAGATTTCAGTCTGGTGCAAAGGTCACATTCGCTCACATGTTCTATGAAAAGGAGAAATATAACTGGCAGGGTTCCCAGATACCGCTCCTGATGTTTGACGAACTTGTCCATTTCACGGAGAGCCAGTTCTTCTATATGTTCTCCCGTAACCGTTCGACCTGTGGGGTTCGCCCCTACATTCGAGCGACCTGCAACCCCGACGGCGAAAGCTGGGTGGCTCGGTTCATCGACTGGTGGATCGACCCCGAAACAGGGTATGCCGATGAAAGCAGATGCGGAAAGCTGCGATACTTCATCCGCAGGAACAACATCATCCATTGGGCTGATACACCGCAGCAGCTGTATGAGGAGTTTCATCTATACAGCCCGGAGGAGATGGAGGAAGTAAAGTCCGTATCGTTCATCAGCGCAAAGCTGACGGACAACGCGGCCATGATGAAACACGACCCCGGCTACATCGGCGCACTGAAAGCCATGTCCGAGTTCGACCAAGAACAGCTGCTCAACGGTAACTGGAAAATCAGGCGGTCTGCGGGCCACTACTTCAAGCGCTCCAAAGTCGGACAGATGTTCCGCTCCACCCCGACCGATGTTGTCAAGTGGGTGCGGGCATGGGACTTGGCTGCTACGGCCCCCGGCGAAATGGACGATTTGGAGGGGATGCCGCAGGCCATGCGCACCAACCGGCGGGGTGACGAAAGCGCCTATACCGCCGGTGTTTTGCTTGGCAAGCGGAAGAATGGGCGTGTGTTCGTTGCGGATGTCATCAATGTCCGTGAGAACGGCGCTGATGTGCGTCAGCTCATTCTGAATACCGCAGCCAGCGACAATGCGCTTTATGGCAACGTCACGGTCCGGCTGCCGCAGGACCCCGGACAGGCCGGCAAGGACCAAGCACAGAGCTTTGTTCGGATGCTCGGCGGCTACACCGTGACAACCTCACTGGAAAGCGGGGACAAAGTGACCCGCGCCGAGCCTTTCTCCTCTCAATGGCTTGCCGGTAACGTGGATGTGAAGATGGCTGACTGGAACGATGACTATTTCAGGCAGCTTGAAAACTTCCCCGTCGGCAAGCTGAAAGATATGGTGGACGCCTCGGCGAACGCCTATTTGGAGTTAGAAAACGGGAAACCGGAGTTCGGCTTCTCTTTTGGATGAGGTGTGGAATGAGAATATTCAATATCGAAATAACCAGACGAAAACAGGTGCGAGACGCTTATCAGGGCGGCAGCGACAGTTTCGTCTCGCGTTGGGCAAGACCGCCCTCTATGAACACAGCCGAATGGCTGAATATGTTTTCAACCAGTCCCCGCCTTGCGGTCGTTGACCGTATCGCAAGCGACCTCGCAAACATCAGCGGAAAGCTGATGCGTGTTGAGGAGGACGGGACAGAGGTTGAGGTGACGAGCCACCCGTTCCTCGACTTTATGAACCACCCGAACCCGCTGTACGAGATGACGAGTTCGGCGATCTGGCGGCTGCATGAAATCTATCTCATGCTCGTGGGCGAGAGTTTCTTCCTTATCGAGCGGGACGAACGAGGCAGACCGGTAGAGCTGTGGAACGTGCCTCCGCATTGGGTAAAGCTGACGCCGTATCTCGGCAACCCCACATACCAAATCGTCTCATCGGGCGGGCTGACAATGACCGTGCCGGTTGATGATATGTTTGTGATGAAGCAGTTGAACCCGCTCGACCCTTTCCTGCGCGGTCTGGGTATTGCGGAGAGCATCGCGGACGAGGTGGAAATCGACGAGTATGCCGCCAAGTTCCAAAAGCGGTTCTTCTATAACGATGCTACGCCTCCCGTGGTATTCCTCATGCCCGACGCCACCGATGAGCAGCGGAACGCTTTTCTGGCCCGCTGGAATCAGAAGCACCGGGGCGTAGAGAACAGCCACCGTGCGGCAGCTCTTTCCGGCAACGTCGATGTAAAGGAGCTTGGCAGCACCGATGGTAAGAACCTCGGCTTCATTGAGAGCCGTATCGCCATGCGAGACGCTGTTCTCGAACACTTCGGTGTACCCCGTGAAATCATGGGCATCACCGAGAACAGCAACCGCTCAACCGCTGACGCAGCGCAGTACATCTATGCCAAGAATGTCCTGACATCGAGAATCAGGATGCGCGAGGAGGCAATCAACACGCAGCTCCTCCCGATGTTCGGGAGCGGGCTTGTGTGGCGCTTTGACCCTGTTATCCCCTACGATAAGGAGTTTGACAAGGGCAAAGCACTTGACGCCTACAACGCCGGCCTCATCACCAAGAACGAGGCAAGAGAGCTGCTCGACCTGCCTGATGTTGACGGTGGGGATGTCTACAAGGTCTCTATCAACGACCTGTTCCTGAACGAAACTGACGACCCCGCAGAGCTGTCGCAGACCATGATGCAGGAGGATCTGGCGGCGCTGTCTGACGGTCCTGTGTATGGCGAGAAGTCCCGCCGCATGAACGTGGCGGCCATGCTGCGGCGTGAAGCTGTGGCGGTGCAGAAAAATGAACGGTTGTTTGAGGCAGCGGTGTCCAAACACTTTGCGGACCAGCAGACCGCAATAGCGGCAGCCCTCGGCAACACAGTAAAGGCCGATGCGTCTGACGTGTTCTCGGAGCTGTCCGAATATCTGCTCCCAGACGGCACGTTCGACCCCGACCTGTGGGCGCAGCTGCCTGAGATTGAACAGCAGCGGCTTGCCGACGCAATAGCGGCAGGGCTGCTCGATTGGAACAAAGAAGCTGAAAAGCTGATGGACCTGTTCAATCCGCTGTGGCGAAAGACCTATGACGACGGGGCTGCGCTCAGTGAGGAAAGCTACGGATTGACAAGCCTTGACCGCCCGGAATTCGTATCTTCTGCCAAAATCAATGGCGGCAAGCGCATCGTTGGCATTGAGCGCACCACACGGGACAAGATTGCGGACATCATCGTCCGGGGCGTCTCCGAGGGCCTCAGCCAAATCAGCCTGCGTGAATCCATTCAGGACACGATGGGTGCAACCAAAGCACGGGCAAAGCTGATTGCCCGACAGGAAACCATGACCGCACTGGCGACAGGTCAATTTGACACAATGAAAGCCGCTGGTGCTAAGACAAAGACGTGGCATCACAGGCCGCAGAAAAATCCCCGTGATGGCTCTCACGGACCGAACCACGTCATATTGGACGGCGAGACGGTGGCGATTGACGCCAAGTTCTCAAACGGGCTGCGCTATCCGCGTGACCCGAATGACCCTCGCCCCGAGGAGCTTATCAACTGCCGGTGTTATCTGACATACGGCGGTTTTTAAGATGCCCTAAACTCTGAGGAAAGGAGGAAAACCGTATGGCAAGCAAGGGAAAACGTACTGCTGGAAAAGCGCCGGCAACCCGCGAGTATAAGTCGTTTAAGTTCGAGCTGGAAAGCGCGGACGAGAGTGGCGAGTTCTCCGGGTACGCTGCTGTGTTTGGGAACAAGGACAGCGGCGGCGACATCATCGAAAAAGGCGCGTTCTCCAAGACCATCAGGGAGGATTTTGACCGCATCAAAATCTTGTCGCAACACACCGATTGCGAACTGCCCATCGGCAAGCCGCTGGAATTGCGCGAAGATGATAAGGGTCTTTTCATCCGGGGCAAAATCAGCGACACCGCCAAAGGCCGCGACATTCAGACGCTTATGAAAGACGGTGTTCTGAATGAGCTGTCCATCGGCTATGACGCTGTTGAGTTCGATTACGACAGCGAGCAGGGTGTGCGCCGGCTGAAAGAAATCAAGCTCTGGGAAGTTTCTATCGTCACTTGGGCGATGAACGACCAAGCTAAGATTGATGAGGTCAAGTCTTTGGTGGAGGGCCTTAGAACCGAAGTCAAAACGGGCAAAATCACCCGCGCAAGACTGGACGCTTTGAAGCCTTTCATCGCGGTAGTCCGTGAGCTGGCTGACATTCTCGGCCCGTTTCTGGAACCCGCCGCACCTGATGACCCGCCTGTGCAGAACAACATCGTGAAGTCCAACAACCCCGTCAAGCAAACCAAGAAATCGGAAATTGTCTTCGAGATTATCCCGTAACACAAGGAGGAATTTGAAATGAAACTTACTCAGGAACAGCTCGCTGAGCTGATTGCCAAGGTGTTTACCAACCTCGACGAGAAGCGAAAGGCTTGCAAGGAGAACGGCGAGGCCGTGTCTGACGGCATTTCCACCGAGGAGATCCTTGCGGAAGTGACCGCTATCCTTGAGGGCGAGGGCGAGGGCGGCGTGACCGACCCCACTGCCACCAATGACCCCACCAATCCCGCTCCTACTGCCGACCCTGTTGCCGGTGATAAGGGCGAGGGTGAGGGCGTTTCTCCTGAACTCATCGCTGCCATCATCGCGGCTCTTGAGGGTCAGGGCGTCAAGAGCGCCGCTGGCGCCGGCGAGAAGAAGTCCGGCGGTCCCGGTGTTCAGAAGCAGCCCGAGCGCAAGTACGCCAACCTGTTTCTCTCTACCGGCTCCGGTCCCGACGGTGTGAAGCAGAACTCTTTCCAGACCCGTATCGCGTCCATGTCCGCACCTGAGCGCCGCAAGACCGCTTACGGTATGTTTGGCCGTGCTGTGAAGTGCATCCACGCCTCCGGCGGCGACATTGAGAGAGCGGCTTTCACCGCCGAGCGTAAGTTCGGCGATGCGGATATGGCGCATGAGTTCAAGGCGCTGTCCGCTACCGTTCCCGCTGACGGCGGCTACCTCGTTCCCGAGGTGTACGCCAATGAGATCATCGAGCTGCTCTATCCGTCCACCGTCATTTACAGCCTCGGCGCCCGCCGTCTGGGAATGGCAAACGGCAACCTGAACATCCCCAAGATTAAGACCGGCTCCCGTGCTCTGTTCGCCGGTGAGAACCGTGCCATCTCCCGCAGCGCACCCAAGTTCGGCAACCTCAAGCTGTCTGCCAAGAAGCTGACCGCTCTCATCCCCATGAGCAACGACCTGCTCCGCTCCACCAACTTTGACAATGATGTCATCGTCGGTCAGGACGTTACCAAGCAGATGGCTCTGGGCGTTGACTACGGCGCACTGCTCGGCACCGGCGGCGAGTTCCAGCCTCTGGGTATTACCAAGAACAAGGGTGTGCTCAACATCGACGTTACCAGCATCGACACCGAGTATTCCAGCAATCAGGGTGTTCTGACTGCTGCGTTCCCGAACTATCTGGTGGCGTCCGTTTTGAAGAACAATGTTTATGCTGACGGTCTGGGCTTCGTGTTCAACACCAGCGTGGAGCAGTTCTTCAAGTCCCTGCGCGATGAGGTCGGCGGTTTCATCTTCGCTAAGGAGATGAATGAGAACGGTACTCTGGTGGGCTACCCCTACAAGACCACCAACCTGCTCGAAACCACCGGCGGCAAGACCCAGATTGTGTTCGGCAACTGGAACGACCTCGTTATCGGCGAGCAGGGCGCACTGGAAATCGAAACCAGCCGCGAGGGTTCTTGGACGGATGACGCGGGCAACCTCGTTTCCGCTTTCGAGAATGACCAGACCCTCATCCGTGCTATCAACAACGTGGACACCGGCCTGCGCCACGACGAGAGCTTTGCCGTGGCTACTAAGGTCTCCGTCCCTGTGTAAAGTGAGGAGGTAACTGAACATGAAAAGAGAACTCATCCAAAACACCAAAGTGATTCCTTATAAGAGCGGGGACGCCATCGACCGCGAGAGATTCCTTTCGGGGGTTCTCGCTGTGTCCCTCGGCGCACCCACAGGCGATCCTACCGGAATCACCGTGAAGATTGCCGTTACTGAGTGCGACACTCAGAGCGGCAGCTATACCGCTGTCGAGGACAAAGATGTGTTCGTTGACCACACTGCCGATGGCGAGGGCGCTATCACCCTCACCGTCGACAAGTCCGGCAACGAGCTGCACAACCTCGACCTTGACCTTGCGGGCTGTAAGAAGTTCATCAAGATTACCGTCACCGTGAACTGCACCGGCGGCACGTCTCCCAAGTGCGAAGCCACCTGTGCGATTGCGCTGGGCGACAATGCCGTCCAGCCCGTGTAAGGAGGGCTGATTATGTCTCGCGTGTATAAACAGCAGCCGGGTCCTACCGACAACAAGGCTGAGGTCCCCGCAAAGGAGACTAAGCGCACCAGAACCACCAAGCCCGTCGAAAAGGACGAGCCGAAAGAAGACAGCGACGACGGCGAATAGCCGTCGTTGCCCCATTTAGGAGGCCCTTATGCTTGCAGAGAACGCATTGACTACCCTTGAACGAATGAAGCTAATGCTCGGCTTATCCGACATCGAGGACGAAAAGGTCAACCTAATTGTCGAACTGCTGATAAATAAGGCTTCTTCGTGGATTGAGCGTCAGACCGGCAGACATTTGGGCAAACGCTCGTACCGTCAGTGGTACGATGCGGATGGGCAGCAGGAACTCGTCACGGTAGAATACCCCATCATCAGCGTTGAGTATGTCAAGGAGGAGGGCCGATTGGTAAACCCGAACCGCTATGACTATTCTCAAACCGGAGATGTGGGAGTTATCTACCGTGACGAGGGATGGATGAAAGCCGGGTATCGAAAAGGTCTGGCGTACGACATCGTTGCGCCGAAGCGCGTTATCGAGGTGAGCTACACGGCTGGGTACGTCCTGCCGAAAGACGCCACCGATGACGAGCCGCAGACCCTCCCCGCAGACCTTGAGGGGCTTGTGTGGGATATGGTGTCGCAGGCGTACACGAACCTGCAAAACGGGTCGCAGGGCCTCAGCTCGTTCTCCATCTCCGATGTGACGTGGAACTTTGACAAGACACAGAAATCGGAGTGGATGCAGCTCGTAAACCTGTATCGGAGGTATTGATTATGGATGTCAATGTTATCCTGAACGATTTCGAGCGGCTGAAAAAAGCCTGCGACGATATGGCCGGCAAGAAGATCCTCGTGGGTCTTGTCGGCGGCGTAGATTCCGAAGTTCTAAAAATCGCCATCGCCCACGAGTACGGCACAGAGAAACTGCCGGAACGGTCCTTTATCCGGGCGAGCTTTGATGCAGACCAAGCCAAGCTGGGTGAAATCGTGTCGGGCGCAATCGGAAAGGTGCTGTCTGGACAGACCTCCGCAGATGCCGCCGCCAACGCCATTGGCGCTCAGGCGGCCCAGATGGTGCAGAACTTCATTGACGACAATCGGGTAAAGCCGCAGTCGGATTTCACCAAGAAAACGCAGCACACGACGCTGTATGAGACCGGTACGCATATCCGCGACCGTATCACATACAAGGTTGAGGAGGTATGACCCATGTTTTTCGCAACTCCAAAACTGCCGAGGGCGCTACTGCACATACTGACAGTTTCCAACAGGACGTTCGTGCGCGACCCCGCAGCCGGCGGGCAGTCCAGACCTGTTGACGAGCCGGTAACGTCCTTTTGGGGGATTGTGATGCCGCTTTCCAACTTGGACTTGAAACGCTTGCCGGAGGGGTCGTACACGTACAATTCTCAGAAGCTCTACACCGATGACCCCGTGGAAATTAAGCCGGGGCAAATCATTCTGGACACCTACGACGGGCAGAAATACACCGTCACGCAGGAACTCTCCCACAATTCCATCCACCCGATGGTCCGCTATATCGTGGAGGGGGTGAAAAAGTGACGTTCGCTCAGGCCCGTAACGCGATTGTGTCTGGGTTGGAGGCCCACATCGGCTGTCCTGTCAACCTGTCAGAGCAAATCGCAGATATGCCCGAATACCCGTACTGCTATTACAGCGTTCTCGCTCCGAGAATACCGGAGTATTCGTTCGGCTTGCGGGAGATTATTGAAACTCCCGACGGGCCGCTGCTCGTCCGTTCCGAACAGGTGTCGGCTACCATGTCGTTCACCTTTTGCAGCACGAATCGGGAAACCGAGGACGGCTACATCTTTGGCGAGGACGAGGCACTTGAACTCGCGGAAAAGGCAAACGGTTTTTTCCTGCTCAACGCCCACAATATCCAAACCGAGCAAGGCGAGGTCGTGATAGTCAATGTGGGGTCAGTCGCAAGCCGATCCAGCTTTTTCGTGGAGGACACGATACGCAGGTACGGGTTCGATATTCGCTTCTCCTATGTACGAACCGACACGATGCCCGCCACTCTGGTGGAGCGTCCGGGAAACCCCATAGGGGATATTAAGCAATAAAGGAGGAATCGCCAAATGGCAAAAGACGTAATTGTCGTTGTGCAGCGGGACGCGCTGCCCAGCGAGAAAGAAAGCCTCGACATTCTCCTTGTATCTACCACCGGGGATTATCCGGTCGGAACGTACAGAGATGTTGAGAGCGTAAAAGCCGTGTACGGCCCGGAGGGTGCTTGCCCTAACGCAAAGGTCGTGCGCAAGGCTACCACCCTGCTTAATCAGGGCAAGACCACGCTGGCTACCAGCCTCGTGAGCAAGTTCAAAATCGTCAGCTTTGACCCCGCCAGCCCCGTTGTGGCTGCGGCCGCAAAGCTCGTCTGCACTTTTAGCGGGTCTATTGACATCGCCACAAAAAAGAGCCTCTGGTTCCGTTTTGGCGGGGACAGCAAGGCCGTTGTAAAGATCACCACGTCTTCCGCTGTGTCCTCTGCAAACGACCTCGCCGCACTGTTCAACAGCACAAGTTTCACCAAAGGCGGCAAGACCTATTCCGCTGCGGTGTCCGATGCGACCGTGACCTTTACCGCCACCGAGGAGGGCGAAGCAGACACTATTCCCGAAACCGTGGACGTGTTCACCGATGAGCACCTGTCCAAGCCCGTGACTACCGAGTGTACCGCTCCTACCGCCAAGTTCACCAACGGCAAGGACGCGAAAACCGCTGCGGAGAGCTTCATCGAGCAGATTAAGAAGTTCCAGTCCGAGGTTGACAACGACTGGTACTATCTCCTGACCGACAAGGACGAGGACGAGTATGTCATCGCTCTGGCGAAGTTTGCAGAGGCCAGCGAGCCAAGCGAGGCAGAGCTGGGCGCGGGCGTGGAAGACCACCGCAAGTTCTACATGGGCCAGACCAGCAACAAGGCGTTCGTGTGCAACACCGCCCGCGCCGCTGTCATCTACGCCGATGCAGACAATCTGAATGAGGAGCCTGACGCCTCCTATACGGGCAACGTGGGGCCGTTCTATCCCACAAGCGTAACGTGGAAGTTCAAGCGTCCGCAGGACGGCAACGCCTCCACGACCAAGCTCATCACGCTCCCCCTGCTCACCGACGGCGAGCGGGAGACCCTGCTTGAAAACCACGTGAACTTCTTGACCGAGGAGTACAAGCGCCAGTACGTCAAGGACGGCACTTGCCTCAACGGTGAGTTCATCGACGTGGTTCTCGGCGGGGACTGGATCGCCAAACGTATGCGCGACCTGCTCTACGACATCCTGCTTGAAAACGCTAACATCAACTATGGTGATGACGGGTTCGGCATGATTGGCACGGCAGTGTTGCAGGCTCTGGCAGAGGCCACAGACCTCAATATCATCGCCCGCGACCCGGAGAGCAAGACCGGCGTGTTCACCGTTGTCATCCCGAAGTATGCGGAGAGCACCGAAGACCAGCGCCGCAACCGTGTGATGCCGGACATCACGTGGGAGGCTCAGCTGGCAGGCGCGGTCCATCAGGTAAAAACCAAAGGCGTCCTCCGTGCGACGCTGTAAAGGAGGGATAGACCATGTTAGCTACGTTTGACCCGATGAAAGTCAATGTGTCTTTCAACAACCGGCAGCTCCGTATGTTCGGCGAGAGTATGTTCACGCTGGCCCGTGACGAGGCCAACGTCACGCTGAAAAAGGGTGTAAAGGGCGACAGCACCTACATCCTGAATGCGAACAAGGCGGGCAAGCTCACCATCACGCTGTTGCAGGATTCTCCTGACGTGGCGTACCTTGAGCAGTGCGCCGAGAAGAACGTGATGGCGAACCTTGCTATCACGGATGCCAACGACAGCGGCTCCGTTTTCTTCGCCCAGAACTGCATGGTGGAGAAGCTGCCTGACAGGGCGAGAGGCAAGGAGGCCGCTGATGTCTCCATCGTGTTCCTCATCCCCGACATCCAGCTGTAATTGCTGAAACATTGAGTTGAAACATCCCGCCCGAATTCAAGTATTAGGCGCGAAAGTCTAAGTTTAGGCGGGAAATTCAACCAGATGTTTCAGCCCCGAATGTTTCAATGTTTCGGCCAATGTATCGCCAATGTTTCGTCTCAAACCCGCACCGTTACTGGCTTTTGCAGGTATTTGAAACATTGAAACATTCATTCTTAATAGAGTGTGTAAATAGGGAGAATAGAGAGTAATGTATATCTCCGTCTCCCTAACGCGCCTATGCGCGCGTAATGTATAAAACGCCAATGTTTCAGAGGAGGATTGACCTATGGCAAGAACAAAAACCGTCGTCGTCAACGACGTTGAGTACCAGCTGCAAAGTGTGAATTTCACGTGGTATTCCAACCTGACCGACCTCTACATCAACCCTGCCAACGGCAGGAAGAACACGGCGAAGTACGCCGACGCTCTTATCAAGGGCTGTGTGACCGCCCCCGCTGAGGTGGCTAAGGCCGGTCTGAAATACTTTGACGAACAGGACGACCTCGCTACGCCGGGTGAGCTGGTGCGCGAGATCGAATCCTTTCTTAGCGAACGAACTAAACTGCAAGGCCGCTAAAAGCCGCGCTCGTAAAAACGAGCGGTTTTGGCGGCTTGTGTTCTGCATGGGCGGCGTGACCTATTCGGAGCTTAAAGAGATGGATCTGTATGAGTTCTCCGAGACCGAACAGGCCCGCCTGCTCTGGCAGGACGAATGGAACAAGAAAGATTGAGAGGAGGGATGAACTGTGGATGAAGCCCGCAGTGTATCGTACAGCATAAATGTACGCGCAAACACGTCGCAGGCAGAAGCCAGCATTCGCAACGTCACGAGCAGTCTTGGTGGCTTGCAGGGCAGCGGCGGCAGAATCAATATCAGTGCGGATAGCTCTCAGGCTGATTCGAGCATCCGAAATGTCACGAGCAATCTCGGCGGTTTGCAGTCGCAGGCCAGCAGCGTAGGCTCGGCGTTCCGCAGTTCTTTCCTTGCCGGCGTGGATGGAGGAAATACCTTTTCCTCCTCCCTGCGTTCCGGCGTCGGCGGGGCTTTCTCCTATGTAATGGGGCAAGCAAACGCCTTTAGAGAAAATGTTGTATCGGGTGCGCAGAACATCGCAAATGGTTTTGCGCACCCGATTTCTACAATCCGAAACGGGCTGGGCAACGCGATTCAGTCCGCAAAGGACAGGTTCACTGACTACATCAGAAACGCAGAACGGGCCGCCACCGCAACAGACGACATGGGCGGTTCTGCCGGCGGCGCCAGACAGGATGTTTCCAATCTCGGCGAGGCTGCCGAGGAATCCGGCGGCAAGTTTGAAAAGCTCGGCGGCGTTCTGAAAGGTGCGGGGGCTGCTATCGCGGGTGTTTCCGCAGCTGCCGCCGCAGGAGCTGTGGCGCTCGGTGTGCAGGTCGTGTCTGCCTATTCCGATTACGAGCAGCTTGTCGGCGGTATTGATACCCTGTTCGGCAAAGCCTCTCAGACGGTACAGGCAAATGCGGCAAATGCCTACGCCACCGCTGGTATGTCGGCGAACCAGTACATGGAACTCACCACGAGTTTTTCTGCCAGCTTGATTAAATCGCTCGGCAACGACACCGACAAGGCTGCGTCCTATGCGAACAGCGCGATTGTGGATATGTCCGACAACGCGAACAAAATGGGCACAGACCTTGAGCTTATCCAGAATGCGTATCGCGGATTCTCCATGCAGAACTACACCATGCTGGACAACCTCAAGCTCGGTTACAGCGGTACGCAGGAAGAAATGGAGCGGCTGCTGAGTGACGCGGAAAAGCTGTCCGGTAAGAAATTCGATATATCCAATTTCGCAGACATAACCGAGGCCATCCACATTATCCAAGAGGATATGGGGATTGCCGGTACGACGGCATTAGAGGCGTCGGAAACGATTGCCGGTTCCATTTCCAGTACGAAGTCGGCGATTGGGAACCTGATTGCCGGCCTCGGTAACGCAAACGCTGACATCGGAATGCTCGTTGACAACGTGGTGGACAGCTTCGGGAACGTGGTGAAGAATGTTACGCCTGTGGTTGAAAACCTCGCTGCTGCCCTGCCGGATGCGATTAGCAAAGTGATACCGGCGATAGGTTCACTCCTGCCTACTCTTGTGAGCACGGCGGGAAGCGTGTTCGGTCAGGTGCTTTCGTCTATCATCGCTCTGCTGCCGCAGCTTATTCCTGTGGCGGTGGACGCTATATCCCTTATTGCGGAGACGCTGCTTGAGAACGTCCCGCTGATTGTGGACGCGGCGGTTAATCTGGTGGACAGCCTTATTGGGGCAATCGGCGACCTGCTGCCCATGTTTGCGGAGGCAGCGGTTCAGATTGTGGCTAATCTGGCGACTGGCCTCGGCGATTCCCTGCCGACATTGATTCCGACCATCATCGAGGGCCTGATGTCGGCAGTGAATACCCTGATAGAAAATGCCCCTCTGCTCATGGAGGCGGGTATGCAGCTCCTGATGGGATTGGCGCAGGGTATCATCGAGGCGATACCGATGCTTATTGAGCAGCTCCCGTTGCTCATCGAGGGCATTTTGACGTTCCTGTCGGAGAGCCTGCCAATCCTCTTGGAACAGGGCGCACAGATTATTCTGATGCTCGTGAATGGCATCATTAACGCAATCCCGATTCTGGTTGAACAGCTCCCCATTATCATCACATCAATCGTGGAGTTCATCAGTGGGAACCTGCCGGCCATTCTTGAAACCGGCGTGAATGTCCTCATCCAGTTGGCAGCCGGTATCATTCAGGCCATCCCGCAGCTGGTGGCGCAGCTGCCGCAGATTATTTCTGCCATCGTAAACGGCATCGGGGCGCTGATTGGCTCCATCGTTGAAGTCGGCAAGAATATCGTGCGAGGTATCTGGGACGGCATCACGGCTATGGCAGGCTGGATTAAAGACAAGGTAACAGGGTTCTTTAGCGGAATCGTTGACGGTGTTAAGGGCTTTCTGGGAATCCACAGCCCGTCCCGTGTGTTCGCCGGCATCGGCAACAACATGGCCGCCGGTCTGGGTCAAGGCTTCGAGAACACAATGGGCGGCGTGACAAAAGACATCGAGAACGCCATCCCGACCAAGTTCGATATGCCCGCAATCAACGGTCCCGCAAACGCCGCTTTCAAGGTGAACCCGATTGTAGGCGATGCTCCCGCTCCTGTGGTGGCAGACGCCACATATTCTGTCACGCCGGTGGTGGGTGACTTCGACCCGCCTGACCCGAATACGGAGGACGGCGATGGTGACGGTACGCACGTCGATGTCCCAGACCCAGATCCGGTTCCCGGCGGTGGCGGCGGCAGTCCTGCGTTTGCTCCGCAGATTACCGTCATCGTTCAGGGCAACGCGGATGAGGAATCCACGGAGAACCTGAAAACCTCGCTGCGCGATACCGTGCGTGAGCTGTATAACGAGTTCCGGGAGGAGGAGCGCGAGCGCATGGTGCTTAAAAACCAATACGCTTACTGATAGGAGGGATTGAGAATGGCGTATGTGCTGAGAGGGAGAAAAGGCGGTACGGTCCGTTTCATCCCGCTCGAAAACGGCGTAATCGAAAAGGAAAGCGAGAGTTACAGCAGCTCCGTCACTTCAAATCCTGTGGAAGACGGGGCTGACATCGACGACCATGTGAACAATGCGGCGGGTACGCTCAACATCTCCGGTACGATTATCGGGGGCGACGGAGCAATCAACGCTCTAAAGTCTATGCGTGACCGCCGGGACGTTATCACATACATCGGTGTGACACGGATGAACAATCTCGTTTTCACCAGCTTAAAATTTGACCGGTCTTATAAAAACCGGCACGGCGCGTCTTTTTCGGCTACGCTCAAGCAGGTGCAGATGACTTCATCGGAGTTTGTTCCGATGGACGCCGAACTTGCTATGACGAGCCAAGACGCTGGGAAAAGCCAGAACCCGCAGCTTGCCAGAACGGTGAGCACGGGCATGGCGATTTTAGCTATCCAGTCTGTAAGTTCCACCGCTGCGGCGGCGCTGAGGTCCGTAAATGTATCGGGCGGCAGCGCCGCCCCGCTTACGCGGCTCACCGGCGGCTATGACGGTCTGGCGCGGCGTTGAGGAGGTGTGAAGTATGGCGCTGCAACTGATTGACCTGAATGAAGATATTGAGTACATCAACATCGACGCATCGAAAGTGCCGTACTCATTCTCCATCAAGCTGACCGACAAGACATTCAGCTTTACGGTCAAGTACAACGATACTGGCGGGTTCTATACGATAGACCTGCTTGACGCAAATGGGAATGTCCTTGTGTTTGGCGAAATCGTCCGCTACGCCCGCCCGCTGTTCAACGTGGTGGAGGACGAGCGGTTCCCGATACCGGTTATCATCCCCCTTTGCATCACGGGAGACAGCATTTCGGAGGTCACAAAAGAAAACTTCGGGAAAGACGTGAAGCTGTATCTCCGGGAAAGGACGGTGCAGTAACATGGCATTCTGGATCAGGGACGCAACACTCACCATCGGCAACAAGCAGTATTCCCTTGGCGGCCTGAATTTCACCTTTGAAATTCCGTTTGAGGACAGCGACGAGCCGCCTGTTGCGACGATAAAGGTCACAAACCTCTCCGCAGCCACGAGAGCCGGCATCAAGAAAAACGACCCGGTTGTGCTGAATGCCGGGTATGAGGGAGATGTCGGCTGCATCCTCATCGGAAAAGTGGTCGGTCTGAAACACAAACAGGCTAACACCGACTGGACATCAACCCTGACGGTGCAGCCGTGTGCTGATGAGATACTCGGTAGCCTGATAAACAAGACCTACGCCAAAGGGATAAAGGCATCTGCCATCGTGCGTGACCTGCTGAATATTTTCGGCGTGGAGGTGTCCAAGTGCGAGCTGACCGAGGACATCAGCTACCCGCGAGGGCGGGTGTGCCGGGGAAATTTGAAGCAGGTGCTGACAGAGATTGTGGTGAACGAGTGCAAGAGCCGGTTCATCATCCGGGCGACCGGGCAAATCTACATCACCAAAGCGGACGATGGCATCAACAACGGCGTGACCCTCACCTCCGCTACCGGCCTGCTGAGGGCTGACGAGGAGAAAGTGGCGATACCGTATGAGACTGACCTGAACTCCCAGAAAACCGGCGAGGACCGGGACGATGACACCATCTCCCGCTCCTGCCTGCTCAATTATCGGATAGCCACCGCCGAGGTGGTGAAAATCCAGTCAAGCAACCTGAATGGCCGTTTTATTGTGGTGAAAGGTTCCCACAAAGGCGGCAGGACGGGTGATTGGGAAACTTCGATGGAGCTGAAACCTTATTGAGAAAGGAGCTGCGGAATGTCCGCTATCAACGAATACGAATACCAGCAGATCCACGACAAGCGGCTTGCGGAATCCATCTGCGTGGCGGCTACCGTCAAGGTCGTGGCTTTTGACCCCGCGAAGATGACGGTGGACGTTCAGCCGCTCTCGAAGCATTTGCAGAACGGGAAATATGAGAGCCAGCCGCCTATTTTGGGCGTACCCGTGGCGTGTACCCGCTGCGGCGGGTTCATCACAAGGCCGTGGATAAAGGTGGGAGACACCGGCGTGGTGGTCTACCTCGACCACGACATGGACAGCACCGTCACGGGCGGCAAAGAAGCCAAGCCCCTCACGGAGCGCAACCATGCCACGACAGACGCTATTTTCATCGGCGCAATCGTGGCGGGCAGCTACTCGTCCTCCGGCCTACCGGCAGACAGCCTTGTTCTCGCCACCGAAAACGGCAGCGTCTATGTGGCGGTATCTGCGGCAGGCGTTGCAATAAAGGGAAACCTGACCGTGACGGGGAACGTGAACAGCTCCGGCAACATAAGCGCGGCGGGCAACATGACCGCTGCCGGCGATGTCCTTGCCGAGAGTAGCATAAGCGGCGCCCACCACACGCACCCCGGAGATTCGGGAGGCAGAACGGGGCAGCCCGGATAAGGAGGCAGTATGGATAACATGACACTGCTTATCGACCCGGAATCGAGGGATTTGGTGTTTGACACCGACGGGTCGTTCAAGAAGATATACGGGGACGACACCACCGTACAAAACGTGCGCCACACGCTCCTTGCGTGGAAAGCGGAGTTCTTCGCTGATGAGACGCACGGCACTGATTATGAGAGCATCGTCGGTCAGAGCATGAACGACGTTGACGATGACGAGATAAAAGAGGTCATTCGGGAGGCCGTGTTTCAGGACCCCGATGTGTCCCAGATTGATTCAATCTCCGTCTCCTATGAGGGGCGGACAATAACTGTTGAACTTACCGCCACCCTTTCGGATGGCGAGAAAATAGCATTGGAGGTGACGGCATAATGGCGAAGACCACAGATTGGGGCCTGACGGACGCCGGTTTCAGACGCCCTACATACGCGGAGCTGCTGGACGCTCTGGAATACAAAGCGCGCGAGCTGTACGGGTCGCGGGCAAACCTGACCGTGCGCTCCCCGCTTGGCGTGTTCCTGCGCATCTACGCTTGGATGCTGAACCTCCTGTTCTCCACGCTGGAAGATGTGTATAACAGCCGGTTCATTGACACCGCTGTCGGGACGAGCCTCTATAACCTCGGACGGGCGATTGGCTTGAAACTGCTCGGGGCGCAGAAAGCGGTCGGCTACCTGACCTTTACCGGCGAGGACGGCGTGGAGGTCCCAGAGGGCTACCTTGCTGAAACGACTGCCGGCGAGCAGTACATCACCCTGCAATCCGGCGTGATAACCAGCGGGAGCGTCACCCTTTCCGCGACCGCTGTTGTGCCGGGGCCTGACGGGAATACGGAGAAGAACACCATCACCAATATCGTAAACCCCATGAGCGGCATCGAAGCCGTCACGAACGCCTCTGCGTTCGAGGGCGGCAGAAATACGGAAACCGATGCGGAGTTCCGTGAGCGGTACTATCTGTCCGTGGACTTTGCGGGCGGCGTGAATATTGACGCCATCGTCGCCGAGATCTACGAGAGCGTTGAGGCTGTCATAGCGGTGGCTGGCGAGGAGAACGATACCGATGTCCAGAGCGAGAGCGGGCTGCCTCCCCATTCCATAGAAATTATCGCCTATGGCGGCCTTGATGAAGATGTGGCGGGGGCTATCTTCCGCAGAAAGGCGGCGGGCATTCAGACCTACGGAAACACTTCCGTTTCTGTCGTAAGCTCTGCCGGCACGACGCACAAAATCAAGTTCAGCCGCCCGACGCCCGTGAATGTCTGGGTGAAAATCACCGGCCTGAAAACCGACAGCGTGTTCCCGCTTGACGGGATTGACCGTATCAAGCAGAACATCGTCGAGTATATCGGCTCCAACACGAGAGGCGGTATGGCTATCGGGCAGGACGTGATTTGCGTCACCCTGCCGACCGAGGTGCTTAAAGTGCCGGGGGTTGTTGACTTCGACCTGCAAATCAGCTCAAACGGCTCTGTGTTCAGCCGTGAGAACATCACGATTGCGGCCCGTGAAAAGGCGGTCACTGACGAAAGCAAGGTGACGGTCGAATGAGGAACTATCTTTCTGAAATGCTGTATGCGCTGACGAGCGCCTACACGAGAAAAGACTACAATAACCGCCGCCGTGACCTCCCCATTGAGACGAACATCGGAAAGCTGTTCGCCATCCTCGCATGGGGGCTGGATTCCGTCGAGGAGCAGACCGAGCTGATAAAGCTGTGGGAGGACATCGACTATGCGGAGGGCGCGGTCCTCGACCGGTACGGGGCCAATTTCGGCGTCGCCCGTATCAGCCCTGATGACAGGTTCTACCGCATGGCGATTAAGGTGAAGCTGATGGCGCAGCTTTCCGGCGGCGACATCAACACTGTTATCGAGGCGGCAAGCGCCCTGCTGGAAGTGGATGTGTCTGAAGTCATGCTCGATGAGGTCTATCCTGCCAAAATCGAGCTGTTCGTAGACCAGAAGCTCCTATCCCCGGAGCGCATTGAAATGCTGGATTTGATTGCCGCAGCCATCAAGCGAATCCTCGCGGCGGGCGTGGGGTTGCGCCTTTACCTGCGGACCCACAGCACCTACCGCCACGAGCTTGTCGTGCGGCACTGCGGATATGCGGCGACTGAACAGAGCGTCCCGCCGTTTACGGAGGATAGGGACGCCAGAATGACCCTGAAAACGCTCTACGGCACGTTCCAGCCCACGGAGGTATCTGCGGCCCACCCACCGCAGAATCGGGCGCATACGGCCACGCAGGAGGGCGCTGTGTACCACACCAGAATCAAATCCAAACGAGTTGACAAGGAGGAATAAGAATGTCGAAGTTTGAGGACGGCAGCTACGGCTCTTTGACCGGTATCGCCCTTATCGGAAAAGTTCTTGCTGGACGCTGCCAAATGCACTACACAAAAGCCGCCGTCGGAAACGGGACAATCCCAGAGGGGCTGACGCCGAAGACCATGACAGGCCCTGCCGGGTATGTGATGGACGCGCAGATTGCGGCGGTATCAAACCCTGTGGACGGCGAGTGTCAGGTCACGGTCCGCATCAAGAGCGAGAGCGTTGAATCCGGCTTTTATCTGACGAACATCGTCCTGTTCGCGGAAGACCCCGACGACGGCGAAGTCCCCTACACATACCTGTGCTTGGAGAACGAGCCTGAGTGGATTCGCCCTGCAAGCTCTGTCGTAGGAAAGCTCGCAACATTTGATTTGATCGCTGCGGTGGGCGATGTGGACACGGTTACGGCAGTGATTGACCCGGAGGCCATCGCCACCATCGGCGAGGTCGAGCAGGCCATTTTGGAGCACAACAACGACCCTGCTGCGCATGGCGGCCTTTCGAGTATTGAGGAGCGGTCGCTTACTATCCCGAAAACCGGATGGGACATCGGAGCGTCCGAGGCTCCTACGGGCGTCTACTACGTGGACATCCCGCTTGACAGTGTGACGGAGGCGCTGATTCCGATTGTCAACGTCCAACCGAAACAGCTTGCAACGGCGAAGAAGTGCGGGCTGTACCCTGTGTGCCGCACCCTCTCCGGGGGAATCCGTCTCTACGCGGAAAAGGCCCCGGAGAGCGAAATCACAGCAACGGTGGTTCTTATGAAAGAGCCTGAAAACTAAAAGAGGAGGAAACATTCATGGCGTATGGATCTGTAAATATCCCCGGCGTGAGCGCGTCTGAGCTGGAAACGGTCAGGGCGCTTGCGCAGGACGCAAAAGAACTTGCGGAATCCGCATCTGAGGCCATCACAGACCTCACGAACACAATCAACGTCGTTCCGTCCCCCAGCGGGACGCTGACCTTTACGGGCAGCCAGCAGTCCCCTACGTGGCTGAATTACGATGAAAGCAAGCTCACCCTCGGCGGTACAACGCAGGCCACGGATGCCGGTACTTATGAGGCGACGTTCACGCCGAAGTCCGGGTTTAAGTGGTCTGACGATACGGAGACTGCCAAGACCGTCCAGTGGACTATCAATCGGGCGTCCATCGCAACGCCCACGCCGAGCGGCAGCCTGACCTACACAGGCTCCCCTCAGTCTCCTACATGGACAGACTACGACACCGGCAAAATGTCCATCAGCGGCACGAACTCCGCTACCAATGCGGGAACCTACGGCGCAATCTTCACGCCGGGGTCTAACTACAAGTGGGCTGACGGGACTACGACCGCAAAGACGGTGAACTGGACGATTGGAAAGGCGGCAGGCTCCCTCAGCCTTAACCCGACCAATATGACGCTGAACAACACAACGAAGACCGGGACAATCACCGTAACCCGTGCGGGCGATGGCGCGATTTCTGCCGTTTCCGGCAGCTCCGGGATTGCCCAAGTCAGCGTCAGCGGAAACAAAATCACGGTCACAGGAAAAAGCTCCGGTGTGGCTACCATCACGGTAAAGGTAGCCGCCGGCACGAACCACACGGCCCCTGCGGATAAGACTTGCAGGGTCGAGGTGAACTTCGTGAATATCTACGGTGCAAGCTGGGACGGCACGAGCACCACCAAATGGACGAGAACTGATAAAGCCGCCGGTTTTATCGACCCCGTTCCTTACGTGGCCGGCGCGGGCAGTTACAGCTCGCCGTTTGACAATTTGCAGCCGTGGGCAGGAATGACAAAGACCACTCGCTCCGGTAACTCGATGGTCGCCATCCCGAAATTCTGGTACAAGCTCACCAAGAGCGGCAGCAGCATCAAAATCCAGATCGCCGACCAAGCGACCGCTGGCTTCTCGGTTTCCCCCGCCCACATGGACAGGGGCGACGGACACGGGGAGCGGGGCGTTGTTTACATCGGCAGGTATCACTGCGCCAGCGACTACAAGAGCAAGACCGGCGTGACGCCGAAGAACAACATCACCCGAAGCGCGGCAAGGTCCGGCATTCACGGCCTCGGCGCGAACTTCTGGCAGATGGACTTTGCCATGCGGTTCACCATCTGGCTGCTCTACATCGTGGAGTTTGCTGACTGGAATTCTCAGGCGAAAATCGGCTACGGCTGCGGCAATAACAGCGGTGTGCAGAATATGGGCGCGTCTGACAGTATGCCTTACCACACCGGCACGATGCAGACCTCCCGCACGACCTACGGCGTAGGTGTGCAGTATCGCAACATCGAGGGCCTGTGGGATAACGTCTACGACTGGATGGATGGCTGCTATTACAACGGCAACGGGCTGAATCTCATCCTGAATCCCAACAATTTCAGCGACAGCAGCGGCGGCACGAGCGTCGGTACGCCATCGAGCGGTTATCCGTCCGCGTTTAACGTCGCTACGGCTGGCGGGTTCCCGATGTTCTATCCGACTGCTGCAAGCGGCAGTGATTCCACGTACTCGTGCGATAGCTGGTACTTCTACTCGTCGGCCCCGTGCCTCTACGTTGGTGGCAGCTATTACCGCAGCACCAACCGCGGCTTGTTCTGCGTCAACTGCAGCGGCGTGTCGAACTCGGGCACGGTCATCGGCTGCCGCCTCCAAGAACTCCCTTAATGGGGGAGTGTGAGGGGGCGAAGCCCCCTCACAAGGGACCCGCGCGGAGCGCGGGGACCATCCGGGGCTACCTGTGCAGTACCGATGTCAACTGTTCGGCGTGACGTGCGATAACTGGAACTTCAACTCGTCGAACCCGTGCCTCTACGTTGGTGGCAACTATAACCGCAACACCAACCACGGCTTGTTCTACGTCAACTACAACAGCGTGTCGAACTCGAACACGAACATCGGCTGGCGCCCCCTTTTATGTGTCTTGCTGACAAACCTCCAAACCACGGCACAGGTAGTCGCGCACCTCTCGGTGAAGATAAGCAGTTCAGGGAGCGGGTTAGTACACCTCGAAAGAGGCGTTGGAAAGCTCGTACAGCTAAAAGGAGGATACCAGTCCCTGTGAAAAGAGCAAAGAACCTATTTGAACCTTTAATCTCAGATGAGAATTTATCAAGAGCCATCGACGAAGTAAACCGCACACATCATTGGCGCACCCACCACCGCCCGAATAAATGCACTGCTTGGGTGGAGGAGACCAAAGAGGAGCGCATCAAGGAGCTGCGGCAAATTATCATCGACGGCTTTGAACAGAAACCGCCTCACACGACCCGCAGATGGGACGCAAGCGCCCAGAAGTGGAGAACGGTGAGCGAACCCGCGCAGTGGCCCGACCAGTATGTCCACCATGCGCTTATCCAGATTTTGCAGCCAATCTTCATGCGGGGCATGGACCATTACTGCTGTGGCAGTATCAGGGACAGAGGCCCGCACCAAGCACGGGCGGCAATCGAAAGCTGGATGAACCACGACATGAAAGGCACTCGGTACGAGCTGTGCGGCGATGTGCGCCATTTCTATGACAGCCTGAAACCGGAGGTCGTGATGGACCGTATGCGCCGCCTGATTAAAGACCGGCGTGTCCTCGACCTGATTTGGCGCATCGTGAAAGATGGCGTCCGTATCGGCTCCTATACCTCGCAGTGGTTCGCAAACACCGTTTTGCAGCCACTGGACCAGATGATCCGTAATAGCGGGCTGTGCGCCCACTATGTCCGGTACATGGACAACCTCACGGTGTTCGGCCCGAATAAGCGAAAGCTGAAAAAGCTCCGGCTCCTCGTTGAGAAATGGCTGACGGAGCACCAGCTTGAACTGAAAGGCGACTGGCAGATATTTCCGATTGCCCGCGTAAACCCAAAGACGCCGCTGGAACCACCGAGGCGCGGATTTGCGAGGCAAAAGAGCCGTCTGCCAAACGCCGTAGGGTATCGGTACGGTCGGGGCTTCACAATTCCGCGCAAGCACAATCTTCTGCGCATCAAACGGGCGATTGCCCGATACCGCAAGAGAAAGAGACAGGGCAAGCGCATCATGGCAGGAGCGGCTGCGAGCCTGATTTCAAGGCTCGGACAGCTGAAACACTGCAATAACTACAACCTTTACCGGCTTCTGTATAAAGGCGAACGCCTTGTGCGTGACCTGAAAAGAATCATCCGTCAAAAGCAGCGAAAGGAGGAACTGACGTGGAGTATGTATTTGGAACGCAGGAAGACATCGAAGTCCTCAAGACAAAGGGCAGTGAGCATTCCGACTTGACCGGGTTTCACCAGATCGAGCGGAGCTATCCCGACCAGACCGTGACAGACTGTTTCCGCGTAGTCCGCAAGCTGGACAGCTTGGAGGACGGCGAGGGAAACTGCTACGACTGGTACGAGATTGACCGGCACTACCGGTTTACCGATAAGACCGGCCCCGTCGCCCAGCAGCTTGTGGAGAGCACTGCCGCATTGGAAGACGCCCTGTGCGAGTACGACGAGCTTGCCGGCGCACGGATGGGCGAAATCGAAGACGCCCTGTGCGAGCAGGACGACGCGAACGACGTGCGTATCAGCGCCGTTGAGGACGCTGTATGCGAAATTGACGCTATCATCAGCACAATTAGTGAGGGAGGTACTATCAATGAACAAAATTTGGGCTAACAGACTGATTGCCGGTACACAGGTTTGGGATTCCGTTCCCGATTACCGCCGCAGCGGGGTAAAGACCGAGCTGGCGTCCCGCGTGGAGGACGGCGAGATTACCGCTGAAAAGTACAAGGAGATCACCGGAGAGGAGTACGCGGCAAAGTCTGCCGCGCCGAGTGAACAGTCGTGAGAAAAGTAGGATTGGTGGTTGCCGTGGAGGATGACGCTCTGCGGCAACGGTTTGGAGAGGGCCGCCCCACGAAAGATAAAATGGGTGTGACCCTCTATCAGACGAAGAATTGCCAGCTCTATACCATACGGTGTGGAGCTGGCGAAATTTATGCGGCGGCAGCGACGCAGTACCTCATCGACAAGTACAAGGTGGCGGCGGTCCTCAACTATGGCGTTGTGGGCGGCTGCACCGATAACTTGCACACCGGCGAGGTGTGCGTCGTGGTAAATGTGGCGCATTATCAGTACGACCTGTTTGCCGTTGATAATGTGCCAGCTGGCCGCTATTTGGAATACCCAGACCGGCTGCTGCCGGTAAGCACTGCTTTCACGGAGCTGGCCTCCCCCGAACTTCGCCGGGTGGTTTGCGCATCCGGTGACAAGTTTGTGGGAGACGCCGCAGAGAAGCTATGGCTGCACAACGAGTTCGGAGCCGACATCTGCGACATGGAATCCGCAGCTATTCTGCTCACCTGCGACCGAAATCGCGTCCCATGCCTTATCATCAAGGCCGTGGCAGACAGCCTTTCGGGAGGGGCGGCAGAATACTGGCGGGAGAAAAACCAGACGGCAAAAAGCTGTCTGGACTATGCCGTCGAGGTAATTGACGGGCTGTAATCGCAGAGGAGGGATTGAAATGAATGAAATTGTGCTCTGCCTGTTAAGTGGCGGCGTTGCGGCTGCCGCGATGAAGACCCTTGACGGGGTAATCATGTGGCATCTTAACCGCAAGGCCACCAAAGAGGACAGGGACGCTGACAAGCAGGCTGCCGATGAGCAGCAGGAAAAGGACGCAGCCGCACGACTTCAAGAAGACCTTGCATCGTTGCGGGTCGGTGAGCGTGTGATTCTGCACGACCGCATCAAATATCTGGGCAGACGATTCATTCGGGACGGCGAGATCGACTTTGATGACCGCCAAGACCTGATTGATATGCACGGCGTTTATCATAACGCGCTTGGCGGGAATGGGAATCTGGACAAGCTCATGGAGGAAGTTATGGAGCTGCCTGTGAAGTAAAAGGAGGAGGAATGCCGTGGTAATTGTTCTTACTGCGGTAGCGTCCGTTTTCCTCGGTGTCTTAGGCTCTCTCTTGCTGATTCGCTTGAGCAGCGGAAAGAGCCGCAAGACGAAGAAGCAGAAAGCGGAGACTACCAAAAAGGTAATCTGGGTCTGTCTGATAAATGGGTTTGCGTGGGTATGGTGCAGCTATATCCTTGCCTACCTCGACAAGATGCAGATTGCCGAGAGCCTGTCCCAAGTGGCAGTTACGGAGATTATCGGTGTGGTGCTTGCCTACTGTATAAAATCCGCTGTCGAAAACCTGAGTAAAAATAACCGGTGGCCGGACAGGGACAGGCCCTCTGACGAACACACAAACTCCGGGACCGGTTGAAAGGAGTAAAGCATGAGCACGAATGAGGAGAGGATCTGGAACTACCTCATCGGGAAAGGGCTGAGCAAAGCCGGCGCCGCAGGGCTGATGGGAAACCTGTTCGCAGAGAGCGGGCTTTCCCCGAAGAACCTGCAAAACACCTACGAGAAGAAGCTGGGCTTTACGGATGACAGCTATACCGCCGCTGTGGATAGCGGCTCGTATCAGAACTTTGTCCGTGACAGCGCTGGATATGGCCTCGCGCAGTGGACGTTTTGGAGCAGAAAACAGAATATGCTTGACTTCGCACGAGCCGCAGGAAAGTCCATCGGAGACTTGGAAATGCAGCTTGATTTTCTTTTTCAGGAGCTGTCAGGCAGCTACAAGCAGGTTCTGTCCACGCTGAAAACCGCCACCACCGTGCGGGCTGCCAGCGACAGCGTTCTTCTCAATTTCGAGCGCCCCGCAGACCAGAGCGAGGCGGTAAAGGTGAAAAGGGCCGGCTACGGACAAACTTATTTTGACAAGTATTCCGCAGCAGCAAAGCCCGGAAATGGAGGAAATCTTATGGGAAACAGCTCACTCGTAAATTACACAAAACTCAGCCCGAACCATTCGGGCAAACGCACCCATGCCATTGACCGCATCACTCCGCATTGTGTGGTAGGCCAGTTGTCTGCTAAAAGCATTGCAAATCTGAGCCATTTTATCACTTACGACCCGGAAAATGGTGCTTCGTGCAATTATGCAATCGGAACGAGTGGAGATCGTGCTTTGGTAGTCGAAGAAGAAAACAGAAGCTGGTGTACTTCTTCTAACGCTAATGACCAGCGAGCTGTGACAATCGAATGCGCGTCCGACACAACCGAGCCGTATGCTTTCAATGGTGCGGTGTACCAGTCGCTCATTGAACTGTGTGTGGACATCTGCAAACGCAACGGGAAGAAAAAGCTCCTGTGGCTCGGCGACAAGACCAAGACGCTCAACTACTCCCCGAAGTCGGATGAGATGGTCTTGACGGTACACAGGTGGTTCGCCAACAAGAGCTGCCCCGGAAACTGGATGTTCGCCCGTATGGGCGATCTCGCCAGCAAGGTAACAGCGCAGCTTGGAGGCTCCACTGTGCAGCCCTCGACGCCGAGCGCCCCTGCCGCTGGGCTGAAAGTAGGTACGGCTGTGAATTTTGCAGGCGGCAAGCACTACACCAGCGCGAACGCCGCCAGCGGCTCCGCTGCAAAGGCTGGACCCGCCAAAATTACTGCCGTGTCTGCCAACGCCAAGCATCCGTATCACATCATCCACACCGACGGCACGAGCAACGTCTACGGATGGGTGGACGCAAGCACTGTCTCGGTGGCCGGCGGCTCTGCTGCGGTTAATTATACGGTTCGTGTGAAAATCACCGACCTGAATATCCGCAGCGGTCCCGGCACGAACAACGCCAAGAAAGGCGTAATCAAGCCCGGCGTCTATACCATTGTGCAGGAGGCTACCGGCACGGGAGCCTCGAAGTGGGGCAAGCTGAAATCCGGTGCAGGCTGGATCTCCCTCGACCACTGCGAAAAAATGTAATTAGGAGGTTATCACCATGAACGAACTTTTGTCTGACCTGTTGATTGCCGTAATCACGGCTGCGGTTCCTGTGCTGACCGCATTCGCCATCACCTACATCAAGCGGGTTGCCGCAAATGTGGCCGCCGAGACGGATGATGTCAAGGCGCAGGGCTACATCACGGAAATCGCCGACGCGGTTTCCGCTGCCGTAGCAGCCACCAGCCAGACCTACGTTGACGCTTTGAAGCAGGCCGGTAAGTTTGACTTGGAGGCCCAGAAAGAGGCAGCACAAAAGGCGCTCACCGCTTGTCTGGCGTCCATCAGCCCCGCTGCTCAGGCGTTTATCGAGGCCCTGTATGGCGACCTCACCGAGTACCTGACGACTAAAATTGAAGCCGAGGTGCGCCGCCAGAAGATTGCGCTCCCGTCTTCCACAAGCGGAGCCACCGAAGTGGCTGCCAGCACTGCGGCTG